TAATTTTTCAGGATAAAGTCAAATCTATCTGAAAAATGGTGACGACGAGACCTCAACCTGAGGCATTGTGAGGTCCATGGTTAGAGAGCAGGCGATGGCCAAACTATCGGCATAGTCGTCGTGGGCATGGGCTTCTTCTGGGGCATGAGCCAAAAAGTTAGGACCAGTAAATTTAGTTTCTAGGTCTGTCATCTGTTGATAAAACCTTTTCCAAGTTCTAAGTCTTCTAGTCTTAGCATGGGCTGGCCAACCAATAAGTCGCCTATCAATTAGAGTTTTAAGGTGTTTCCAACGTTTAGATTGTTCAGGTTGGCTACTTCCAATTGGGTAGACCTCAGCTCTAGGTAACAACAACTTTAATCTTTGAGCAACTGCGTCACCTACACCGCCTGAGTCAACACCTACAGCTAACACGTCATAGCTACCTAAAAAGTTAACTATTTGAAAGTACTGGTCTTCCCAGTCTTCACTTTGGATTTCTAACCAATTTAAGATTCTATGGTCAAAGTAACCAAACTCATCAGGCCTATCCCAGTCAACCCAAACAACTGTAACAACAGTTGAGTCAACTTTTCTAGCGGGGTCAATACCCACTACCACAGGAGTTCTGTGCCAAGCTTTAACAATTTCTTGAGACGTGTCCCCTAGTTCGTCCATTACCGTAGAGGTTACAAACATGCCTCGTTCTAGAAGCCACTTACAGTTGTAGGACATTTGAAACTCATCTGAGTCTTCTCCTACACGTAGTATTTCTTTTTTAATAAACTTTTGATAGTTATCGTTATATTTAGCTACATCTTTCCAATCCCACTGATAGTGGTTTTGTTTGTTTCCTCTAGAAGTTTGACGACGTTTGTTTAATTGAATAGAGCGATAGAAGTTGTTTTTGTGTGTGGTGGGAGTACCTGTCTTAACCATAGTTCCAGCGTAGTACGCCAACATAGGAGAGATAGATTTAGATACTACGAAGTCGTCTGCTTCTTGGCACTCATCAATAACAATAAGATGGAAAGACTTAGATTCAATCTTTGCACGAGGGTTAGCTGTCATCATCATTACAGATGAACCAGAGTTCTTCAATTTAATTTGCTTTGTAACTCCAGCAACTTTTTTAGCTTCATCATCAATCTCTGGGTCACCTAATACGCTAAGTGCGTGGTCACTAGTAAGTCTGTTAATAGTTCTACTAAATAACGTCTCTGCCTGACCCTCTACTGGAGCAAATAGTCCTACCCATATACCGTCTTTAAACTTACCCAATAAATCTGGATACATACGTGCAAGCCGTGGAAGAATTACCATAAGTGTGGCTACAGTATTTGCAATAGTTTCTGATTTACCTGACTGACGTGCAGCAAGAGCTGTAATTTCTTCACCGTCATTAATAATTACAGATTCCATAATTCTTCTTGCAAGTGGAGCTTGATATGGGTGCAGCTCGTAACCAACAAGTGCTACTAAGAACACCATCATTTTGTCTACTAGTTTGTCAACAAACTCTCTAGACAGCTCATCTAACCCGTCGTCTTCTTCAACGGGTTCAAGCTCATCCTCGTCAATTTCTTCAAAGTCTTCTTCGTCTTCAAAGAACTCATCAAGGTCAAGATTTTCTTCAAACATTCGTACCTCCTTTAAAGACGGAAAGCCCTGGGTTTAAAGTCCAGGGCTGCCGCTGCCACACGGGAGAGAAGGAGAGAGTTGGCGGATATAATTTTAGCATACAAATGTAGTTACTCAATGCGAGATAATCTTTTGTGCAACTCATCAACAACTGCGTGGATAGCTTCAGCTCCGGTAAGGGCTTCGTCTAAGTAAACTTGGTCTCGGTTCTTTTCATAAACTGAAAGACAACGGCTTAACTCATACAGAATCTGGTCTGACCAAATCAAAAGTTCCCCAGAAGGTATCTTAGATACTCTTTTAGCTACCTTTTCAGAAAAGGGCTTGTCCCAATTCTTTTTACGTCTAATTACCATTCGTCTATCTCCTCTGTAGAGAGCCCCATATTACGGGCTCCAAGAGCGTTTGCCAAAAGAAGGTCGGCATCCTCTTCAAATATTACTTTTGTATTTTTATTCCATAGACCTACTACTAAACCTGGTTTAGTAAAGGGAACCCTAAAAACTAAACAAACTTTGCTTTTTCTGTAGGGGAAGTCGGTTTCTTGAGTCCAACCTTTTTCTACTATTGGTAGGAGGTGGCGGTGGTAATACTGAATCACATCTACGTATAGTGGTCCGAATGTTTTCATCTACTCCTGTTTTCCGAATAAGTACTCATCCAAAGTAGGAATCTTAGGTTTAGACCCATACATATAATCTGAAAACTCTGAGATGTCATTCATTTGCTCTCTACGATGCTTTGGCATACGGGTTACATCTGAAGGCCCCATATCTCCCCAACCGTCTAAACCAGATTCTCTTAAAAATACTCCTTTGGAAGGGGCGTTAACAAAGTCATACCAAACGTCTTCAGGGACTCCTCGGTAGTCCCACCAAGTGCCGTCTCTGAACACAACCGTCATTGTGTTGGTCTTAAAGTCGTATCCGGCTTTTAAAGTTCTTGGTTTAGATGGATTACTTGTTGTAGTGGTACGCATAGAAGGTCCACCATCAATAACTTGAAACTCAGGGTCGTTCTCTTTGGGGTCTTTTAAAAGTTCGTCAATAAAGTTTGAGGTATACCCAGCAGACATCTCTTCCCAAGACGGGAGGGTAGGTTTTTTCTTAGCCATTAGTTCTCACATTCATGCAAAGCAGCTTCTTCTTCTACAACTCTAGCATGACAGGCTTTGCACCTAAGATACTTAGGGGGTTTAAAATTATTTTGAGCCGTAGCTCCTAGAGGAAGATTGTTTCCATTTTCATCATTTTCTGGTTCGTAATCAAATACTATCTTTGATTCTCTAAAGAGGTGGTCTGGAAAAGGTCCTTTAGCTTGATAAGCCTTTTCTGGCACGGGATGGGCTTGAACAGCTTTTACCCGTGTTATTTTCATGCTTCCTCTTCTGTTGGCTCCTCAGTAGATTCTACAGTAACTTCTGTAGTTGTAGGTTTACTTGCCGCTTTTTTAGTTGTTTTCTTTGGCTCTTCTGCAATCGTAGCATTGTTAGGTTTGGAAGTTCCAGTTAGTGGTAACTGCCCAGATAATGCTCGCACTTGTAGATGCGGTGGAAGACACAGCGGGCAGTAACTTATTGGGTTAGCACCTTTGTCCGCCAGAGTGAACTCAGCATTATTTGGGCAGTTTACACATTTCATGTTTTTACTTGGCTCCTGTGCCGAATGCTGCGTCGGAAGGGTTTAGATAACGAAGTAGTACTGGGAGAATTGCTACGACACCTGCGGTGAGGATAGCTTTTACTCCGTCTAGGTCAAGGCTAAATACATCTCCACCTGTGGCAACAAATGCGGAAAGTGCTGCAGCCAAGAACGAACGTGACCATGAGGCCAACATTGCTTTATTCATTTATTTCTCTACCTTTCGAGGCACAACTAGGTAGTGCCTGCACAATTCGTCTGCCTGATTTAGAACCTGATGTCAAGCCCAACTAGTTTGAAGATTCCTCAATGTGTTGGGTAAACCGTCCCTCTAAGCGTGCCATTGCAATTTTTTGTTCTGTTACATCTCTACTAATTTGATTTAATTGGTCCTTCATCGAGCTACCACCATTTGGTTTCAATTCGGACAAATACCCTTTTAACCAACTCTTTAGTAACCAATTAGTTACTGTAATTGTAAATAATGCAAACGTAGCAAAACTAGCTAAAGTTTGAGCCCACTGTAAAACTGTCATTGGGTGTTTCCTGTCTAAAGAGCGTTATACGCAGTGTAGAAAAAAGTTTGTCATAAAAACACACCCTTGTCATGCTATTCAACTTGACATATATACGTAACTCAGTGTTTCCTTGTACTAAGGAGGAAATCAAATGCTTTTGTTTAAGAACATAGCGCCAGAGTCAAAAGGATTAGGAGCCATGGCAATGTCCATGGTTTTAGTAGTCGTGATGACAGTAAACGCAACTGGCTCATCTCAAGCCTCATCAGAGTTTAGAGATGCAAAAGATATGGGTTCTGTCCAGGTAGTTACACTAAGTGATTACTCAGATAAGACCTCACTCACGGACACCGAGTTAAAAGAACTTTTGACTCTTGTCGGATTTAAAGGGTCTGCGCTTAAGACAGCGTGGGCTGTAGCTA